TCCATCATGCTGATGCAGTCTTCAATCAGTTGTTTCATTTTTTCAATGCTCATCATCTTCTCCCCAAGGGTGGTTAATTGCGTCAGCGTACAACGCCAAAGCACCTCCAACAATAAAAATGACAACGATGCCGCCAACAACAATGTCAATCCAATCAGTCATTTTGTAACTCCTGAATAATTCGTTTACGCCAGCCGCTTGCCTTGTTTTCAATCAGGCGATATTTGTAGCAACCATTTCCAATGTATTCTTTGTCAATTTCGTGGCTACCAAATCGAGATTTACGCAAATGTCGCAATTGTGCGCTGATGCTTGCTGGTGGGTCGTTTGTAATGTCGGCAATGTCTGCAAGTGTGTACCAACCACCATCCTGAATTGCATTCCACACACGCAGCAATTGACCTGTCAAACGCGCATCATCACGCGATGGCACATAATCATCACCATCAAACCTCAATTCTAAATTTGTCATAAAGTACCTTTTAAAAGAAGTTCAAGCAAAGCCACCACAACCATTGCGGCGGCAAGCAACTCAAAGTCATTCATTGATTTGTTCGCCTTTTTCCATTGCCTCCGCAATTCGTCTTGCAGCATCGGCAATTTTTTCAGGCTCAATATTTACTCCAAACGGGATGCTTGAAAGAATGGCATGAGCAGCCAGCGCATAGTACATTTTGAATGTTTCAGACATGGTTGTTTCCTTAAAACGGGATTTCAGAATCGTTGAAGTCATCTTTTGGCAAACCTTCGTAAGTCGGTTTTTGTGGTCGTGGCTCATTTAAAAAAGCCCAACCAGCCCAACCTCCCTCCATTAGCGGCAGATTGTCAATTTTCAGCATCAAACCATTTTTGGTGTCAATGACAGAGCCAATGCGTTGGTAGCGGTTTTTGGTTTTACCTTCTTTCTGGTAAGTCCCAACAACCGTGCTGACCTCATAAACTGTTTTGGACATTTTTTACTTTCAGGTGTGAATCAAGGTTTTCAAAGTTGCAATGCGTTGTTCTAATTCGGTTAAAAACAAATGCACTTCATTTTCTAAGTTGGCAATGTATTTGTCGTCACGCTCGATGCGGGTAATAAATAACTGCAAACCTTCGGGTGCGCGTGGGTCAAAACTTACAAAGTCATTCCACAAACGATTGGCGCAAGCCATTTGCCATTGCACTTGCGGCATATATTTGGTCGGCATTTTGCCAGCCAACAAAGTATCAAAATGCGTTGCGGTGTTTGGGCATTTGATTTCGACCATTCCATCATCACTCACCAACCCGTCTGGCGAGGCAGCGCACATTGGCAAAAATGGGTGGTCGATAATTCCTACCTCATCAACCAAAACATTCTTGCTTGCTTCATAAGCAGCACGAGCATACGGCTCGGTTTCTGTGCCCCAATCCATCGCGGCATTGCTGAATGATTCCTGTTTTTTGCCTGTCAACCGTTCGCAAATCAATTGCGTCATGTAGTTTTCACGGCTAGTGGAATACCCTGATTTGGTTTTGGCGATAACGTCAGCCACTTTGCTGGCGGTCACTTTGCCCAATCGGGCTTCAAACCATGCGTCTGTGCGTTGCTCCATTACAAACTCGCTTTCTTTGCGTCTTTAGCTGCAATCATTTTTTTCTGCCAATGTTTATCCATGCCACAGGCTTTGTAAGCCTCAAGATAAACCTTTTTTAGTTGATTTTCATCGGTTGCATCCTGAATAGCAATCAGGTGGTCAGCCATGACGTAAATGTCAACGCTGGCAACTTCATGCGTTGTTTCGTCAGCGTCTGGTGTGCCTTCGATTGGGATGGCAAACGCTTGAAAACAAGCGTATTTGTAAGCCGCAGACATGGCTTTGTTGGTTGCCTTGTCGCCACTATCCATTGCTTCTCCAAACGTCTTGACGGTGTGTTTAGACCCATCCTCAACGGCAACAAAATCAAATTCAACTTCAACGGTCACATAAAACAATGTGCCACCTGATTTGCTTTGACGTTCTAAGCAATCGCGTTTTAGCACTCGCGGCAAAATGCACAATCCATTTGATGACAACAAAGGTGCAATTGCTTGATACACATCGTCAATGCCTCGGAATTTGTATCCGCTGCCCTGACTGTTTGTGCGAGTTTTGCCAATACCAACAACAGACAGCGCACCTTGCACTTTGTTGATTGATTCATAAACTTTCATCTTCAAGTTTCCTTTCGTTTTGTGCAATTAAGCGAAAAATTACATCGTGTTCTTTGGTAGACAACAAATGGTCAATGGTTTCACGATCACCATTAGCAGACACAGCTACAACTTCGTAATCTAAGCCCTCGTCTGTGAATTCGTATTCAATGAACAAATCTCGTTCACCGAGAATTTCATCCATTGACATTGGGTATTCAAATGTTTCAAAACTAATCATTTACGTGCCTCCAGCATTGCGTCTGCCATTTGATAAGCAATCCATGCAGAATTTTTTAATTCATTACCATTGCAAACATCCATTTGTTCAAGAATTGAAGGCATTGCCTTGGCGGCGAAGTAATCACGCAAGGTCATGCCAGTAATGTGCATTCCAAGCGTTTGTGTTCCATGTTGGCTCAACGGAAATGCTGGACCACCTGTTTCTTTATTCATTTTGCACCCCACAACAAGTGAACTAAGAAGCCAGCGGCAAACGCCAATGTGATGTACACCCAAAACTCAGCATTGGATGCCTGCTCGTCTTTGTTGATTGATTGTTGGTATGAAAGATACTGCTCGTGCTTGACGGTGTTGGGAAACGCCTCGTCAAGTGTGCGTGGGTACTGGCGGGTTGTTGGGTTGAGATCATTCATAATTTGCTCCTTATGCTTTAAAAATCATGCAATGACAACCGCGTTTTACCATTAGAGAAACAAAACCAAGAGCTTTGGTTATTGAAGTAAATTCAATTCTTGACCAATCGCCCGAGGAATTTGTTGTGTTGAATTCAACTACATAAGACTGTTTCATCATTTGCTCCTTAAAAGACCGCAGTTTGCGGCATGGATAGAAGTGTATCAAGAAATTTACAAATAAACCAACAATTTGCAAAATATTTTCATTGTGTTGTATTTTTGTCAATTTACCTATACAATTTACCCATGACAAAAGAAGATGCTATCAAACGTGCAGGTTCACCCAGTGAGCTTGCTAGGCTGCTTGGATGCTCCAGGCAAGCTGTAAACAACTGGGTCAAGCTACCGCAGGGTAGGCTATGGCAGCTAATGGTCTTGAGACCTGATTGGTTCAAATGAAATTTGCTTTAATGGCATTGATGGCTGTATTGGCAATGGAAGGCAAACCAGAATGGATGCTTTTCGTGATCTTTTTTTTGGCTTACTTGAAAACTTGAGGTATGATTGTTTGAAAGACGCTTGGCGGCGTTTCGTAGTGGGGTTACACATGGAATCTGCTGGTACTACGCCAGTCCGCCAACATTCGCAAGAATGAGATTCCAGGTGTAGCCCCTTTTTTTTGGGTTGAAAATGAAAATTAAAAATTGGTCAAAGTTTCAGCATTTCAAAGATAGGAAACCACCTTGGGTCAAGTTGTATCGTGACGTTTTAGACGACATGGAATGGTATGAGTTAGACCCACTTGCTTGCAAAGTACTTGTGATGTGCTGGTTAATTGCTAGTGAAGATGAGGGTAGGCTGCCAACATCAAAAAATCTTGCATTTCGTTTAAGAATGACAGAAAAGCAAACTATTGATTGCTTAAACAAGTTGTCTCATTGGCTGGAACAAGATGATATCAATGTGATATCACAGCAATATCAAATTGATAGTCTAGAGACAGAGAGAGAGACAGAGAAAGAGACAGAGACAAAGAAAGCAACTAGTGTTGCTTGCCCACCAGATGTTTTAAAACAAGTTTGGGATGATTGGCTACAACTTCGTAAAACAAAAAAAGCATCTGTGACAAACACGGTTGTAAGCGGAGCAAGAAAAGAAGCTGAAAAGTTGGGTTGGTCACTTGAGCAATTTTTGGCTGAATGGTGTACTCGTGGAAGCCAAGGGTTGAAAGCTGAATGGATTAGCAAAGACAATCCGATGAGCAAAACTGGTCAAACAAATCAATCCGTGATGTCAGGTTTAACCCGAGGTTTAGTTGGAGGTGGCAATGTACGCTTACTTGGAAACTGATTTTTGTGATGCTGAAAGTGGACTTGACTACATTTTTGGCTACATGGGCGCAATTTACGGTGCATCATTTAACCGACATTGGGAAGGCATGGATTTGGGGTTGGTAAGGCAAGTTTGGCGTGAAAACCTTGGTCGGTTTCTTACATACAAGCCAAGCCTTGATTTTGCTTTGCGTAAATTGAATTCAGATTACCCACCATCGGCGCTTAAATTTCGTGATTTGTGTAATGCTGGTCCTGAAATTCCAATCAAACCTGTGCAATTGGTCACACATCAAAAAACAGAGCGTGAATTGGCTGAAATTGAACGTCAAAAACAGATTGCTTTAAAAAGATTAGAAGAATTAAAAAACGAGATGAAAGGCAAGGTGGTATGAATGAGTTGGTTAATCAGTCAAGCCTTAATGAACTCGCTCTCTTTGCAGGAGCAGGTGGCGGAATACTTGGGGGAAAACTTCTCGGATGGCGAACAGTCTGCGCCGTTGAATGGGAAGCCTATCCAGCAAGCGTATTGTGCGCCAGACAAAATGACGGTCTTCTCCCGCCTTTTCCGATTTGGGATGATGTACAAACCTTTGACGGAAGACCGTGGCGAGGAATTGTGCAAGTTGTATCGGGAGGCTTTCCTTGTCAGGACATATCAGCCGCTGGAAAAGGCGCAGGAATTGACGGAGAACGAAGCGGA